TTGCCAGAATTATCATACAGGATCAGGGACTTAAGCGATCACCTTTCTGGCTAAAGTGGATTCTTTTTGGAATCCACTTTAGCCAGTTTAGCCAGTTTGAGGAATCCACCTTGGCCAAAAGCCACAATAGAAGCCAGCCAAGATACATGTGACTCCGATTCACATTTTGTGTTGACATTTCTAGCCCCCTTGACCTACCTATACATCATTGAAAAATTGCGCCCGGAGGATAACCCTCGCGGGCGTTTTTGTTTTCCCCACATCGCGGATGCCAATTCTGTCGCTGCCACTCTTGGCCGCGCGCTTTGCTTGTCCGCCCTGCCCCAAATGAGAACCTCCCCTATGGACCTCGTCTTCGCACCGCGCCAGATTGAGACGTGGCCGATTGACCGGCTGCGCCCTTATGCCCGCAATGCCAAAATCCACGGCACAGACCAGGTCGCCAAGATCGCCGCGAGCATGGCCAAGTTCGGCTGGACCGTTCCCTGCATGGTGGCCGACGACGGCGAGCTGATCGCTGGGCATGGCCGGGTGCTGGCGGCCATCATGCTGGGGCTGAAGGATGTGCCGGTGATCCGGCTCAGCCACCTCGACGAGGATGATCGCCGGGCTTACCGGATCGCCGACAATAAATTGACCGAGCTGAGCGAATGGGATGATCCAATACTGCGCGACGAGATCGCGCTGCTTCTGGCCGTGGATTATGACCTCGGGCTTCTGGGGATCGTTGATGAGGATCTGGAAGCCCTGCTGCGCGATCCGGATCAGGTGGAAGGCGGTGCGGTCGAGGGTGAGGATGATATCCCCGAACCGCCGGTCACGCCGGTGTCGGTCGCGGGCGACCTTTGGCAGCTGGGATCACATCGGCTGATCTGTGGTGACAGCACGGCCGCCGATGTGGTCGGGCGGCTCTTGGGCAATGTGAAGCCGCTTTTGATGGTGACCGATCCACCCTACGGCGTGGAGTACGATCCTAGCTGGCGCAACCAGGCGGGCGCTGCCAAAACCAAACGCACCGGTAAAGTGCTGAATGATGATCGGGCCGATTGGCGCGAGGCCTGGCTGCTGTTCCCGGGCGATGTCGCCTACGTTTGGCACGGCGCGTTGCATGCGGCAGAGGTGGCCGAGAGCCTCATGGCGGCTGGCTTCAACGTACGGTCGCAGATTATTTGGGCGAAGGACCGGCTGGTGCTCAGCCGTGGCGACTATCACTGGCAGCATGAGCCCTGCTGGTATGCCGTCAAGAAGACCGGCAAGGGCCACTGGGCGGGCGACCGTAAGCAGACCACGCTGTGGCAAATTTCAGGCAAGGACCAGGATGCCGCCACCGTGCACGGCACCCAGAAGCCAGTCGAGTGCATGCGCCGCCCGATGCTGAACAACTCCAGTCCCGGCCAGGCGGTCTACGAGCCTTTCATGGGATCCGGCACCACGCTTATCGCGGCAGAAACCACGGGCCGGGTCTGCTACGGGATTGAATTGAACCCGACCTATGTCGATGTCGCTATCGAACGCTGGCAGGCCTTCACCGGCGAAGAGGTCGTCCTGGCAGAAACTGGCGAGAGTTTTTCTGCGCTCAAATCCCAGCGTTTGGCAGCATGACGCAATCTCGGCACATGTCCCTGATCGAGGCCGTCACCAACGTGATCCTAGGCTATGGGTTGGCGGTGATAACCCAGATCGTTGTGTTCCCGAGGTTCGGGTTGGATGTCAGCATCGGCGAAAACCTTGCGCTCGGGGCGGTCTTTGTGGGCATCTCGCTCCTGCGCAGTTACGCGCTGCGCCGCCTGTTTGAATGCTGGCGGTGAAACTTAAGGTCAGGCCGCATCAAGTTTGTAAACGGTACCGCGGCCGTCTTGCTTTTCGGTTAGGACAGGCAGGCCCAGCTTTTTCTTCAGGCCACCTGAGATCAAGCCTCGAATGCTATGTGACATCCAGCCGGTCGTCTCAACAATCTCGGCAATAGAGGCACCCTCGGGGCGCTGCAGAAGCGCGATGATCTGGGCCTGCTTGGTGCCAGTGCGGATCGCGACGGGCTTGTGCGCGTCTGAATCGCAGGCTGCGCTGGGCGCTGCATGCATGTCGTTTTCTACCTTCGCCTTGCGCAGATCAGTCGCTGTGTTCACCACCACGGGCTCAATGCCAATCGCCTCGAGTCCCACTGCGGTTGCGAGCAACGTGGTACCATGACCGTCTCCAGTCTCGCGCCAGAGCGGCTCATTGCGGTGCAGGTTGGCCTCAACCTCATCGAGCCAGCCTTGCTTGATCATCTTGGTGATCACCGTTTTGGCCACAGCGCCATGCAGCCCCTTGGGCAATGGCATGGCCAGATTGTCGGGGCGGGTTGCGGCGCGGCTGAGGATGATGGTTTGGGTCTCGGTGAGTTTGAGCATTGTGGTCTCCTATCGTGAATAGGGTTGGTGGTGACGAGGTCAGTCGGTCTCGGCCATCGCGGCCGCGACTGCGAAGTGCTGCACCCAACCGGTCAAGTATGGCAGCCCTTCCGGGATGCCCTCCTCGCGCTCGGTCCGGCGGCTGATGCGCCAGCCCAGCCATTTGCGGATTGCAGTGTTGATGGCAGTCTCGCTGTTGGCGACTCCACTCTGCAGTTCGCCCACCACATCATCTGCGAAGTGACGGCCCATACGACTATCGAGAAAGTCGCGGACGCCGATCATTTCGTTCTCGCTGTCAGCGCGGACAGCCTGAGCAATCAGGGTTGAGGCCAACGTCCAGACCTCGGCGGTGCGCCGCTCACGCAGGGAACAGATTGTGATTGTGCCAAAAAAACCATTGGCCTCATTCCGGGTTGGCAAAATGACGTGCGCGGTCATCGGCCTGCCCTCAATTCGATCCAGCCGCCCTGTTCGAACACATATGTATGGCAAAAGTCGCAGCGCGGCTCTGAGTGGACGACCGGCGCGCGGGCTGGATCAAAACAGTTGAGTGCGTCAGCGTGGACCTGCCGGATTTCCTTTGCTGCGAGGATGTCTTCGGGCGTCCATCGCGCCAACGCAGGCAGCATGTGCGAAGGGTAGCCGTCAAAGTGGACATAGATATGTGCCCATTCCTCCGGCCCAATCTGGATGGCGATCTGCGCGCGGGTACTCATGGTCGTTCCCCTCAGATCAGCTTCAGATCAGCCAGCACCGCGCTGGCGGCAGCAAGCTGGGTGGTCGGCAGCTCGATCTTAAGATGCGAGAACACATCCGAGGCTTCCGCAGTGATCCCGTTCTCGCGCAGCGCGGCCTCAATGGCCTCGGCCACAGCGTTCGGGCGCGAGCGGTCGAACTGGTCTGGCAGAGTGGTGTAGTCGATGCGGATGATGGTGGTGGCGGTCATGATCTTGTCCTTTCAGGATTGGGGTTTGGCAGCAGCGCCTGCGCGGCGTCCGGCTTCAAAGGCGTCTTCAAGTGCCGCGTGGATCGCCCAGACTGCGACATCGTGGAAATCGAGGCGGTCGCGGTTGCGGGTCTCCAGTGTTTCAATGAAGAACCGGCGTTGGGCGATCCCAAGCATCAAGGCCTCGCGGACGTCTTCGGGTGTAGGGGTGGTTTTGCGCTTGGCCATAATCAGTCCTCCCAGCGGCGTTCTGGCGGGGCACGATGCACCCGCTTCTTGACACCATGCATCGCTCTATCGCGGAGTGTAATCAACTCAAATAATTTACTTTTCCTGTTTATATACAATATGTTGAGGATGATCACAGCGCCATGGAAGGTATGTCTGAACGCGCCTATGCCGACCATTCCAAGCTCTCGCGCGGAGCCGTGCAAAAAGCACGTAAAACCGGGCGGTTGGTTCTGTTTGCAGACGGGTCGATCAATGCTGCTGCCTCAAATGCGCGGCGCGGGGCGATGACCGATCCCGACCAACAGATGCGCGCACGGGGTGGATTTGGTGGGGGTGGTGGAAACAACGCAGATGGCGGTGGCATCTCCGGCCCGGGCGACAGCACGTCCTATCTAAAAGCGCGCACGGCCCTGACGGTCTACCAAGCGCAGGAGCGCCAGCTGTCACTGCAAAAGAAAAAGGGCACGCTGGTCGATCGCGCGCGGGCGGAGGCGCTGGTGTTTCGTCTGGCCCGCCAAGAGCGGGATGTCTGGGTTACCTGGCCCACCCGCGTGGCAGCCCTCATGGCCGCACAATTATCCGCAGAGATGGAGAAGGCGCAGGGCACACCCGTGACGATCGAAACTGCGATCCTGCAAAGGGTGCTGGAAACCCATGTCCGAGAGCAGCTCAACGCCCTGGCAGACCTCAGGGTCTCGCTTGGATGAGGACGATCATGATCTGACAGCCGATCTCGACCTCGGCTTTGACGGCGCTGAGAATATCCTGCGCGTATGGCGTCAGGGGATGCGGCCCGATCCGGATCTGACCGTGTCGGAATGGGCCGATGCGCATCGCAAACTGTCGTCCCGCGCCAGTGCGGAACCCGGGCAATACCGCACCGCGCGCACGCCCTATCTGCGCGAGATCATGGACGCGCTGTCGCCGTGCCACCCGGCGCAGCGGATCAGCTTCATGAAGGCCGCACAAGTCGGCGCCACGGAGGCGGGTAATAACTGGATTGGCTTTGTTATTCACCACGCGCCAGGCCCGATGCTGGCGGTGCTGCCCACGCTGGAGATGGCAAAACGTACCTCGCGGGGTCGGATTGATCCGCTGATCGAGGACAGCCCGGCGCTGCGGGAAAAGGTGAGCCCGGCCCGCTCGCGGGACGCGGGCAATTCGATGCTGTCGAAAGAATTCCCCGGCGGCATTCTGGTGTTGACCGGGGCAAACTCGGCCACTGGCCTGCGCTCGATGCCCGCGCGGTATGTGTTTTTGGATGAGGTTGACGCCTATCCGGCCTCCGCAGACGAGGAAGGCGATCCGGTCACGCTGGCAGAGGCCCGCACCACGACCTTTGCGCATCGCCGCAAGGTGTTCATGGTCTCGACCCCGACGATCCGGGGGCTCAGCCGGATCGAGCGGGAGTTCGAGGCCTCTGATCAGCGGCGTTATTTTGTGCCCTGCCCGCATTGCGACCATCGGCAATGGCTGCAGTTTGATCGGCTGCGCTGGGACAAGGGGCAGCCGGAAACAGCAATGTATCACTGCGCTGGGTGTGAGAAATCCATCGCGGAGCACCACAAAACAGAAATGCTGGCCAAGGGTGAATGGCGTGCAACGGCGGTTTCCGCCAACCCGAACGCGATCGGGTTCCACCTCTCAGCGCTTTATTCGCCGATTGGCTGGAAAAGCTGGGAGCAGATCGCGCGGGACTGGCTGGCGGCCCAAGGTTCTGACGAGATGCTGCGCGCGGCGCGCAACACGCTGCTGGGCGAAACATGGGTCGAGAGCGGCGATGCACCAGAATGGCAGCGCCTTGCTGATCGGCGCGAGATGTTTGTGGCACAGATCCCTGCACGGGGACTGTTCCTGACCGCGGGAGCCGACGTGCAGAAGGACCGCATCGAGGTCGATGTCTGGGCCTGGGGCCGTGGTTTGGAAAGCTGGCTCGTGGATCACATCGTCATTCCTGGCGGGCCGGATGATTCTGCCTGCTGGGACAAGCTGACAGCTTTGCTGGGGCAAACATGGGTGCACGAACACGGTGCTGTCATGCCCCTGGCAAAGCTGGCCATCGACACCGGCTATGAAACGGCAGCCGTCTACGCATGGGCCCGCACCCAAGGCATCGCACAGGTGGCCCCCGTCAAAGGCATGGAAGGCTTCAACCGCACAACGCCGGTCTCTGGGCCAACCTTTGTTGATGCGACCGTGAACGGACGAAAGCTCAAACGTGGTGCGCGGCTTTGGACAGTGGCCACGGCGACCTTCAAGGCGGAGACCTATCGCTATCTCCGGCTGGAGCGGCCCAATGATGAAGACCGCGCCAGTGGCGTCTCAAATCCAGCGGGCACGATCCACCTGCCGGACTGGGCTGACAGCGAATGGCTAAAGCAGCTCGTCGCCGAACAGCTCGTCACGATCCGCAATAAGCGGGGCTACGCGCGCCAGGAATGGCAAAAGATGCGCGAACGCAACGAGGCGCTGGATACTCGGGTTTATGCCCGCGCGGCCGCCTGGATCCTCGGTGCTGACCGCTTCGATGAACGGATGTGGCGGCAGCTCGAGAAACAGGCCGGGGTTGAGACTATCACGGCGGCCGCCAAAGCCGACACTGACACACCGTCCGAGCCTCAGGCCGGGCGGATCGCCGCCCCTCGCAAGCGCGGTTGGCGGGTAAGCACGCCAAAATACATGGAATGACCTATGACCCTCGATGATCTCAAATCCCGCCACAGCGCGTTGCTGGCGGCGCGCTACAGCGGCACGCGCTCTGTGAGCTATGATGGCAAAACTCTGACCTATGGCACCGATGCTGAATTGGCGGCTGCCGTCTTCGATATCGAACGGCGCATCGCAAAGGCCGAGCGCGGCGCTGGGCGCATCTCTCGCCCCCATGCCGTAAAGGACCTGTGATGAACTGGCGGCAGCGTCTCGGGGCCTTTGTC